GCCGATCTGGACTACAGGCTCGGCGCTTGCGTCAATTTGAAGAACTCAACAGGCAAAAGGTGGGCGCTGTGACCCGTATCATTCTATTAAACGGACCGCGCCAAGTCGGCAAAGACTTCATCGCGGACAAGTTCGTCGGCGAGGCCATCAGCGCGCGCAAGCTGCCGATCATGTGGCCGGGAAAGCTCGCCGCCATGGCCGAGTACGGCGTGCCGCCTTCCCACGTTCACGCGATGGAGCGCTTCAAGGACCGACCGATCAACGGGGTGAAAGACTGGCAAGGACTCGACGTCCACGCGTTGCACAATCTGACACCGCGCCAAGTCTACATTGAGTACGGCGAACGTATGCGCGCCGAAGAGGGTGAAGATTATTTTGCGAAGCTATGGGCGGCGCACGCGACGCGGTACCGTGGGTACGGTTGCATCGTCGTGCCCGACGTGCGGTTTCAGCCCGAGGTAGACGAAGCTGTACGCGAGTTCGGGGCGCACAACGTGCTGCTCGTACGTGTGCGCCAAGAGAACTACGGGTGGGCGAACGACATCGGTTCGTATTTGAAACACATGTTCGCGCACGACTTCGACAACACGGCACAAAGCCCGGACGTCGGTATCGAACTGCATGACGTGGTGCGGAGAATGATGCTTTGACGCTCGACCTGTTCGACTATCAGGCGCAAGCCGCTGACATCATGGCGTCGCGCGACCGCTTCGGGTTGCACGACGAAATGGGTATCGGCAAAACGGCCACGACGATTGGCGCTATCGACCGCACGCTGTCGGAGCGTGGTATCATCGTGTGCCCGGCGATGCTGCGCGAGAACTGGATCACAGAGTTTCGCAAGTTCTCGAAGTTCGAGCGCCGGATCGCCAAGGGCAAGAACATACACGACTTCGTAGCGTGGTCCCGTGGCCGCTTCGACATACTGGTCACGTCGTACGAACAGGCGACGAAGTGGACGCCGAAGTTCATTGAAGAGGGCGAGTTTGTAGACTTCATCGCGTTTGACGAAGCGCACTATTTGAAGAACGTCAACGCGAACAGAACGCGAGCGTTGCTCGGGCACGAAGCGTCCGGCGAGGACGGTATGGTTGAGTGGGCCGAGCACGCTTGGCACGTTACCGGCACCCCCATGGCAAACGACCCGCTTGACGTGTACACGTTCCTGCGCTTCGCCAAGGCTGTCGATATGGGCAGCGACGAGTTCGTAAAGTACTTCTTCGAGAAGCGTGTCGGAACGTACAGCGCGCGACACTTTGTGAAGGACGAAATGCGCACGACGCTGCAACAGCTTATCTACAACAACTCGATCCGCCGCACCCACACCGATGTCGGAATGCAACTGCCGCCGATCTGGTTGAAAGAGGTACTGGTCGAGGGCAAGACCATCGACATCGAGAAGGCGATGGAAGCGTACCCGAACCTCGAACAAGCGATCATCGACGCGTTGGAAACCGGGAACATCGACGCGTTGGGCGCAGACTACATTGCCGTCGTGCGCCGTTTGGTCGGCAAGGCCAAGGCGGTTGCCTACGCGGAAATGTTGAAGCTCGAACTTGATGGCGGCGCGGGCAAGCGCGTCGTGTTCTGTTGGCACACCGAACCGTTGCTGCACGTGCGCAACTACTTGAAGAAGTATGGGTATGATGCGGTCGCAGTGTACGGTTCGACGCCCGAGCACGAGCGTCAAGAGGCCGTCCACCGTTTCATGCACGACCCGGACTGCAAGGTCTTCGTCGGCAATATCAAGGTCGCGGGCACCGGCCTGACGTTGACGGAGAGTTCGGAGATCGACATGCTGGAAAGCGACTGGTCGCCCGCCGGGAACGCGCAAGCTATCAAGCGGGTCCACCGCTACGGTCAAATGAACGAAGTGCACGCGCGCTTCATCACCTTGGCCAACTCTATTGATGTGGCGGTCAACCGCATTGTGTCGCAAAAGACCGCCAGCATCGCCGAGATCGAGGGGCACAGTATGACGGCGGCACCCCTTGACGTCCACGCATAGTCGTCGTAAACATGTTTCGCAACTAGGAGAGACCTACCATGAAAATCGAGTTCGACCCCAACAACCCGCAAGACGTTGCGCAGGTGAAGCGCCTGCTTGACGGCGGCGAAGCGCCGTACGGTCAGACGTCTGCTCCGGCCCCTGCACCCGCTCCGGCCCCTGCACCCGCTCCGGCCCCTGCACCCGCTCCGGCTCCCGCTGCGGTATCGCAGGCGGACTTCTCCGCTGCCGTGCAGAACTACGCCAAGGCGAACAGCCCCAAAGCGGCCAAGGCAAAGCTCGCCGAGTTCGGCTTCGGCAAGGTGGGTGACGTCCCCGCCGAACGCTATGCGGAAGTCATGCAGCACTTGGCGGTTTGAACCAAGATGGGACAGGAGCGCACCCACCGCGAGTTCTCGCCGTCACAGGCCGAACGTTTCTTTGCGTGCAAGGGGTCGAACAACCTCTTGCGGCGCGTTCCTGTCCGCCCCACTTCGATCTACGCGATTGAAGGCACCAACGCGCACGACGTACTTGAAGCCGCGCTGCGCAACGGAGTGCGGAACGCACAAGAAGCGCACGAACAGTGGTCCTCTCTTTTCTTTGAAGAGTTGGACGACGGGCAGAACGAGTTCTATCTGTCGGTGCAGATCGCGCTCGACCACGTGTACTCAATCCTCGATCAGTATTCCGACGCACAGATATGGATTGAACGCTTCGTAAACCCGCCACTCGACACCGCGCCCGGACAGGCGGGCGGGTACTGCGACATCGCGATCTACATTCCGTCGATCCGTACGCTCTTCGTCATAGACTACAAGCACGGCGCGGGCGTCGCCAAGGCCGTCAAAGGCAACAAGCAGGCGATGCAGTACGCAGCCGGATTTCTGTACGAAGACGACGCGTTGGTTGACCCGGCCACGGTTGACACCGTTGTGTTGACGATCATGCAGCCCCGTGCGTTCCACGAAGACGGGATCATTCGGGAGTACGACGTTACCCCGTATGAAGTTTGGGAGTACCTGCAAGAACTCGAAGAAGTCATAGAAGAGTGCAAAGCGCCCGACGCCCCGCTCACGCCCGGCGAGGATCAATGCCGGTTTTGCGACGCCCGCACGCTGTGCCCCGCGAGAGAAGCTGCGGCGCTGACCGTGGCCAACTCGGCGTTCAAGCAGATCGAACACGTGCGCGCCCCCGACTTGCCGGTGCCGTCGTCGCTGGACATGAACCGCCTCGCACAGATCAGGTTTCACGCGGGCACCTTGCGTAAATGGCTGGACGACGTGGACAAGCACTGCGACGAACTGGCGCGCAGCGGCTTCGCTATCCCCGGTGCGAAACTGGTCGAAGCGCAGGCCCGCCGCCAGTGGTACGGCACCGAAGAAGAGGCCGCAAAGAAACTGGCAGCGATGCTCGGCGAGACGGACGTCGCGAAGGTGTACACAAAGAAACTCGTGCCGATCACGACGGCGGAAAAGCTCGTGGTCGAAGCGTACAAAAAGCGCGTTGGGCGCGGACGCAAAAAGAAAGCCGCAGAAGAGGCAAGACAAGCGTTTGCGTACCTCACGCTAAAACAATCGTCCGGCAACCTCGTGTTGGTGGACGAGGACGACCCGCGCCCGGCAGTAAACAGAGCACAGAACACATTCGGACAGATCGCCGGTGCGTTACCAAAACCTGAAAGCAACTAGGAAACAAAAGCCATGACGACAACCATCGTACGAGACAGCATTGTCGGCGACAACTGGATCAAGCAGACCGCAGGGTCCGTGCCGATCCAGCGCGTGATCGACGCACAGACCGGCGAACCGACCGGCGACATTCTGACCGGTCCGGTTCGCCTCGCATTCGACACCCTGTTCGAACTGCCGCAACCGTCGGCGCAGATGCAGAACCCGAAGTACGGGGCGGCGCTTCTGTTCACACCCTTGGCCGACTTTTCAATCTTCTACGAAGAGTACTATCGCGTGTGCGGCCAAGAGTTCGCCGACCACTACGACGCTGCGTCCGGTCAGTACTACGGCCTGCACAGCCCGTTCCGCGATCAGGCCGAGAAGGCCAAGTTCGGCGGCTTCACGCCGGGCTGTGTGTTCATGACGTGCACGTCGAAGTTCAAGCCGCCTGTCGTGGACGTGCGGGGCAACCCCCTCGTGGACAAGTCCAAGGTGTACCCCGGCGTGTGGGCGATCTGCGCGGTGAACCCGTACAGCTACAAAGACCCGCGCAAGAAGGGTGTCGGCTTCGGCCTGCAAAGCGTGATGATTATCGGCGACGACACGAAGTTTGGCGGCGGCGCACCCGACCCGAACAAGACGTTCGCTGCGGCCAAAGGTGCGATCCAAGCCCCGGCGATCTCGGGCGCTGCTATGGGCAACATGCCGTCCGGCGCGCCGCAGCCCGGTCAGCCGCCGCAAGGCGGTATGGCACCGCCCCCGCAAGGCGGGACGTACGCCGCGCCGCCCGCAGGCGCTCCGGCCCCTGCCACGGCCCCGTCCGCGCCGCCCACGATGCCGCCGGGTCAAGCTCCGGGCGGATACCAGATGCCGGGCCAGCCGGTCGGTGCGGACCCGCGCGGGCCGGTGCCTGACGGCTTCGAGAGCTGGGCCGAATACGACGACATGATGTCGTGACGCCATGACGGACACGGCGGAGAACTGGAAGTGGGTTCCAGACTACGAAGGTAAGTACGCCGTGTCCGATCTCGGTCGGGTCTACAGCCGAGTTTCGAAGAAGTTCTTGAAGCCGGGACGAATGTCTAGCGGCCATGTCAGCGTAGCACTTGGGAGAGGCAATAGCCGTTGCGTGCACGAACTTGTCTTGACCGCGTTTGCGGGTCCGAGGCCAGACGGTTTCGACGCGAGACATTTGAACGGAGCGCACGCGGATAATCGACTTGTCAATTTGGAATGGTGTACGCGAGGCGACAACACCCGAGACAAGAAATGGCACGATGGGCAAAAGAACAGGCTTACGTTTGAGCAAGTCGTGGAAATCAAGTCACGACTATCAAACGGAGATAAACCGCGAGCGATTGCGGCGGACTTTGGCGTAGCGCCGAACACGATATACAACATTGTCTACGGAAAGGCGCATACCGATGTCTAACGTTTCGGCGCATCTGGATTTTGAAACAAGAAGCGACGTCGATCTCGTTAAGTCTGGCGTGTATAAGTACGCGGAAAGCCCTAACACTTGGCCGTGGGGTTTTCGCTACCGTATAGGCGACGCCGGTCCGATCAAGGAGTGGCGTCCGGGCTGGCCGGACCCACTCGACCTTCTCGAACACGTGCGCAACGGCGGTACGGTCGCGTGCCACAACGCCGCGTTCGAGCGCACAATGTGGAACTGGATCGTGCTCGCACGTATCTGTCCGCACTGGCCACCGATGCGCGTCGAACAGCAGGACTGCACGATGTCCCGCGCCGCCGCGTTGGCGCTACCGCAGGCGCTCGAAAAGCTAGGCATCGCGTTGGACCTTCCGTTCAAGAAGGATATGGAAGGTAACGCCGTGATGCGTAAGCAGATGCGGCCCCGGCGCTTCAACGAGGACGGTTCGGTGACGTGGTGGGATGAACCCGAACTCACCGACCGCAACATGGAATATTGTGGCCGCGACGTCGAGACGGAGACGGCGGCGGACAAGGCGCTGTTACCACTGACTGACAAGTGGCGGCAAGTGTGGGTGTTCGATCAGATCATCAACGAACGGGGCGTCTCGGTTGACGTCAACGCGGTGGAGCGCGCCGCGCAACTGGTCGAGTACAGCAAGAAGCAGAACGACCGCGTTATGCGCGAGATCACGAGCCGGTCGGTGCCGAAGTGCTCGAACGACAAGAAGCTAATCGAGTGGTTGAACGCGCGGGGCGTGGAGTGCACGTCGCTCGCCAAGGGTGAAGTAGACGACGTGATCTTTCTCGCCCAAGCCGCGTTCGACAGCACCGCGTTCGACGCGATCAAGTTGCGCCAAGCTGCGTGGAAAACCTCGACGGCCAAGTACCGCGCCATGCAGAAGTGCGTGTCGAGCGACGGTCGTATTCGCGGGCTGTTGAACTTCCACGGTGCGTCCACGGGGCGGTGGGCGGGGCGTCTCGTGCAGCCGCAGAACTTTCCGCGCGTCGATCCCGAGAACGAGTTCTTGCAATCGAAGATCGCTTGGCTGCACGAGCTATTGAACGACGCGACGTTGACGCCGAAGTCCGTCTACGAACACATTGGAGCCGTGCACGGCCCGCTCGAACCGTTGGACCTTCTATCGAAGGCGTTGCGTTCGATGATCGTCGCCGCCCCCGGTAAGAAGTTCGTCGGTGGCGACTACTCGAACATCGAAGGCCGGGTCAACGCTTGGCTGGCGGGCGAAGTGTGGAAGCTGCAAGCGTTCGCCGACTATGACGCGAAGGTCGGTCCCGATCTCTACAAGCTCGCCTACGCTCGGTCGTTCGGCGTCCCGGTCGAAGACGTCGGTAAAGGGCAGAAGCGTCAGATAGGCAAGGTGCAAGAACTCGCGCTCGGCTACCAAGGCGGTGTCGGTGCGTACCTCACCATGGGCACGACGTACGGCGTGAACCCGTTTGAACTGTCGCTGCCCGTACAAGAGGCCACGCCCGCGCAACAGTGGGACGAAACGGCGGCGCGCTACCACGCGCCCGGCACGCGCAAGTTGGGGCTGTTCGAACGCGAATGGACCGCGCTCCAAATCCTCGTTGACAACTGGCGCAAGGCGAACGCCGCTATCGTGCAGTCGTGGTGGAACTATCAGGACGCCGCCATCGAAGCCGTGGCCGCTCCGGGTAACGTCGTGCACCCCGCGCACACGCAACGCGTTGCATACTACTCGGACCAACGCTCGCTTTGGTGCGTGCTGCCGTCCGGTCGAATGTTGCATTACTCGTCGCCGGAACTTGTCGAAGAGTACGTCGAGTACTACCACAGGGACAGCGGCGAAACGCGCTCGCGCTTGAAGCGTAAGGTTACGTTCTGGGGTACGGACAGCCGCACCCGGCAGTGGACGAAGCAGTCGATGTACGGCGGGTTGCAGTGTGAGAACATCGTACAGGCCACGTCTGCGGACGTTCTTGTCGATGCGATGTTCCGCGTCGAAGCTGCGGGATACCCGGTCGTGCTCACGGTGCACGACGAGATATTGTCAGAAGTCGATAAACATAGTAACCAACATAACGAGCACCACTTCGCTGCGATCATGTCGGAGAAAGACCCGGTTTACGACGGGCTTCCGATCTCGGTCGGTGCGTGGGAAGACGTGCGGTACGTGAAGTGAGGCTGGCATGGACAAACCTTTAAGCGAACTGCAACAGAGGGTCTTTGACCTGTTGTCCGCGACGCCGGACACCGACGTGGCGATCTACAAACTGTACGAAGCCGCGTACCAGACCAACGTCCACCGGATACAGAAAGGCGTGTTGATACTTGGCGTCCGCCCCCGGACGATGCAGCAGCGTTTGGGGTCGGTCATAGCGCGGGTCAACGAGAAGCTGAAAACCGGGCGCGTCGTGCCCGGAAAGATCAAACAGACATACCGACTGGACACGAAAGCGACATAGAATGGGAAAACTACAAGCCGCGTTGGCGTGGGCCGAACGTGGTTTTCCCGTGTTCCCGCTCGCCCCTAACAGCAAACAACCTATACATGACGACTGGCCGTCCGTTGCGACCACCGACGCGGACACCGTGCGCCGTCTCTGGTCCGACCCCGTGTTGCGTATCGAACAAGACTACAACATCGGCGCGTTGTGCACCGACATGGTTGTGGTGGACGTGGACATTAAAGACGGCAAAGACGGCCACAATCAGTACATGCAGCTTGGCGGCAGCTACGACACGCTCGTAGTGCAAACCCCGACAGGCGGCTACCACTGCTACTTCGTCGGACCTGACAGCGCCAACGCGCCCATCGCCGCCGACGTCGATATTCGCTCGCATAACGGCTTCGTCGTCGCGCCCGGTTCCACGATAGACGGTCGCGCTTACGCGGTAGTGACCGACCGGGACATGGCGTACGTGCCGGACGCGGTGTCGCAAAGGCTGCGCGACCCGTACGAGCGTAGAGAGGGTTCGGTCACTAGCTCACTGGACAGCCCGGCGTCAATCGAAGCGGGCATACGGTTCCTCGAAAGCGCACCCGTGGCCGTCGAAGGGCAGCGCGGCGACGAGACAACGTTCGTAACGGCAGCGCGGCTCGTGCGGGAACTGGCGCTGTCCGTCGATACCGCGTTCGATCTTATGTCGGCGCACTGGAACGAACGGTGCCAACCGCCGTGGAGTTTAGACGAGCTTCGCGGGAAGGTCGAGAACGCCGCGAGCTACGGCACGGCGGACATGGGCAGGCTCGATCCGTCCGTGCTCT